ACTGGAGCGTGCTCTGGCCCCAGGTGTCGAGGTTCGTGATCGCCGGGTCATCGAGCGAGCCCGTCATCTGGTCGAGCGAGAGCCCCGGCGGCACGAGCGAGATCAGGGCCTCGAGGTTCACGTTGATGAGCGTCCACTTGTCGAGCTTCCAGTTATAGAGCAGGAGCCGGTTGCCGATGCCGGCCACGTTGCCCTGGCCTGGGTAAAGCCAGGCGGCGAGTCCGCAGGAGAGATCGGTGCCCGTGAACCAGCGGTGTGACCACTGGCGGTCGATGTCGGCCATCACCCACTTGTCGATGCGCTCGAAGCCGATCGGTGTCACCTGCTGGCCGTCAAAGCGAACGAAGCCGTCATTCGACAGCCAGAACTGCAGGTTCCCGTAGTCGATCGTGCTGCCGGGGATGAGGCAGCCGCGGGTGGTGTCGACGGGGAAGAAGTCGAAAACCGTGTCGTAGCCCGAGTACTGCATGCGGACCACGCAGCGCTCCTGCAAGACGGTGCCGAAGTCGCGTCCGCCGAAGAGCGCCTGGACCTTCCCGTACTCGCCCTTCAGCGGCTGCATATCGGAGAGCACGCTGCGCGCCGCCAAGGTGCCGACCTGAGGCCACGACGTCGGATCGGTATAGGACGACCAGTGGAGCCCGTCGGGCACCGTGCCGATGGCTGCGTTTGCGCCCTGGCCGACGATGTTGCCCAGCACGAGGAAGCGCATCACCACGCACATCGCCCGGCATTTCGAGGCGTCTGGCGAGAGCACGGCGGGCATGCCGATCGGCCCTCCGACGGTGCCGACGTTGACGCTGATGACCGGGTCGTCTCCGTGAGTCTCGAAGACGAGGTCCTCCCAGCGGGCATAGACAGCTCTCGAGGTGGCTCCCGGCGCGATCGCGTAGAGCGAGGCCAAGGGGCCCGCGCCCACGTAGCCGTAGAGGTGGCCCGAGTCGGCGGCGAAGCTGAACGGGCTGCCCGCCATGCTGGCCCCGGAGACCGCGCCGATGCAGGTCGAGGCCAGCGAGCCGAGCGACGACTGCTGCATGAACTGCCGGTAGGGCGAGTAGCCGCGGATCCTGGGATAGACGCCGACGGCTTGGAGCAAGAGCGGGGCCATGATGGGGGCAATCTGGTCGGGGGCCCACTGGCCCAGCTCGACGTCCATCTCACATCGCCCGCACGGCCGGCTGCTGGCCGGAGTAGCGCTCGAAGGCCTCGTTCAGCATCGAGACGCGGAGTGCGCCTTGGTAGCGGGACTCCCAGGAGTCGCGCTGGTCCTCGCCCAAATAGGGAGCCGAGGCGGAGAGCGAGCCGTAGAGATAGATCGCGGGATAGCGCTGCAGCAGCCAGTTGGTGCCGCTCGTATTGTTCGGGTCGGTCAACGACTGGAGCTCGGCGTAGTAGGAGAAGCCGAAGACATAGGCCGCGTCGGGGATCTTTCCGAGCACCAGGTTGTTGCCCACGATCGAGTAGTTCCAAGGCATGCCGACGCCGTAGAAGTTGCTGTCGTTCACCTGCTGGATGGGGCTCTTGATTCCCAACGGGTAGAGGAAGCCTGTCGCGACCGAGGTTGGCTGGGTGACGGGCTGCCCCGCGTTCCACGCCGCCACGAGGCCATTGTAATCGGGGGGCAGCGGGATCAGCTGCGGGTTGGTGGCCGCGGGGTTGGCGATGAGCGTCGTGTTCACGATGGCGTAGCGCGAGCGGATCTCCGTGTTCGCGCGGTTCTCGAACAGCACCACCCAGTCGGGAATGTGCGAGGCGATCGGATCGTTCAGGCCTTCGCGTGAGATCCAGTTCGCGATCGCGGCCACCAGCTGCGTGAAGTTGCCGAAGGGCACCTAGATCCTCCCATGCCAGGTGCGCCAGGCGAGCATCGCGTGGTCGTTCAACAGCCGGTGCATGAGAGAGCCCGAGCCGTGCTTCAGATCGAGCAGCAGCTCGCGCATCGTGATGCCGTGCTCGACCAAGATGGCCTGGAAGGCGACTTCGGGGATGCGGGCCACGAGACGGAGGTCACGCGCCTTACCGTTCAACCTCGTGTCCCCGAGGTCGGCCGCGTACTCGCGGTTCCACCTGAGGATCGTGCGGATCTCGTCGTCAGGCTGGCTGTACTTGGCGACGAGCGTGTCGCTCGCACGATCGAGCGTCAGCTTCACGCCGAGCGGCATGGCCTACTGGCCTACCCGCTTGAACTCGAGCGAGACGCCGAAGGTCATCGCCGCGGCCTTCGCTCCCGTGCTCTGCACGTAGGCCCTTCCCGTATGGCCGATGGGCGGCGGCACGATGAGTGAGTAGTTCCCGGCCGTGGTGAGGTTCGTCCCGGTCGCGAGGGTGAAAACCCAATTCGCGCTCGTGCCCTCGTTGATCTGCCAGAGGAGGGTCGCCGACTCGCCCGCGGGCATGACGGTGCAGCGAAACAGGATGGTGACGTAGTCGTAGCGGGCCGGATCGTTGATCCAAGGCCCGATCACGTCCTGCCCGATCGGCTGCACCCCGAGGGCGATATACGGCGCGCCGGTCCCGTAGAGCTGGCCGCCCGCGCCGTCCTTGATTCCGCCGCCGATGAGAAAAGTCTTCTCGACGAATCCCATGCGAGTCCTCCGCCATGTGGGGCGGAGGAGGGGTGACCCCTCCGCCCCTCGACCAGTGGCAGCTCGCCGCTACTACTGGAGGTCCGCGCAGATCGCCATCGATCGCGGCTCCCGAGCCTCGAACGTCCACTCGCAGATCATGAGCCGACGGATCGCGTCGCCGGTATCCGCCAGGGGCTTGGTCTGGAACGGCCGCAGCCAAGAGAACGCGATGTACTCCGTGTCGAGCACCAGCACGCGCTGCGACGGTGTGACGCGCAGGAAACGCGAGGGCTGGATGTTGATGGTGCCAAAGTCCGACACGTAGATGTCGATCGCCGCGACGAGGCGCCGATCTTCCAGATCCTCGTACTTGGTGACCGCGGTGCCGAGCGTGGTCTCCTTGGCCGTGAAGCCGGACATGCGCTGCTTCATCTTCGGCGGCGCGATCGCGAGATTCGTATGACCGCCCTGGGTGTAGACCTGCTGCAGCACGTTCTTGAAGATGTCCTCGTCGAACGTGCGTGCAGTACCGTCGACGGGCGCCGTCGTCGGATGTCCGCTCGACCAGACTGGTGCTACGCCGCCCGTGCCACGGTTGGCCGGCGAGAGACCCGGCGTCCCGACGTCATTCGCCGCATCCATCCAACTCTCGATGCCAGCCGGAGTCCGCTTGCCGCCAGTCGAAGAGGCGATGTTGTTCTGCGAGGCCAGGGCCTCGACGTCGCGCTTCAACTCCAGGCCGCGCTTTGCGGTCTGGTAGTTCACTTCCGAGGAGCGGCCCGCCTTCAGGACCACTTCCTGTGTTCCTGACACGACGACCACCTTGCGGCTGATGCCCATGTAGTTGCCGAGCCGCTGCGTCGCCACGAAGGTCGTACCCGCCGGCGCGTCGTCGCCTTCCAGCTGCAGGTTCGTCGTATCGGCAGCGGCCAGGACGTCGCGCTGCCACTCGTGATAGAAGCCCGTGCCGTCCGAGCGCGAGCTCGAAGACATGAGCGGCACTTCGGTGGGCTTCAGGAGATAGATGACATCAGCGAGGTCTTCTCGGTCACCGACGGCCGTGAAGGCGTCGATCGTACCCGGATACTCTGCCATGGGAGTCTTGCCTCATCGTTGTCGTGCCCGGGCCCGAGCGCGCTGACGTGCGCCCATGAGCGCCACAGCGGCAGCAACGCTGCCTGTACGCTCGAGCCTGGCCTTCGCTCCGCCCACTTCGCGCTCTTCCACCTCTTGTCCTGTGAGCCCGCTGTCACGCGAGGTTCCAGGGCGGAAGACGCGAGGGACGTTGCGAACACGTTTATCGATGAGACCACGGCGCTCCCTTGCCGCCTTCGTGAGTAGTGCAGCCGTGATGGCCGCACGGACGACGCGGTGGTCGACGACGCTGTCCCATTCGGCGGGCGTAAAGCCCAACTCCGTGACCACGTACTCACGCGTCACGGCTCCGATCTCCGCGCGCATGCGCGGATCCTTCATCTGCGGGAAGTATCCCAGAAGCTTCTCCTGCTCCTGCGGAATCTGTGCTTGGAGGCGCGCGGCCTCGACCTCCGCGGCGTGGCGGCGGAGGCCCTCAAGGGCCTGCTGGCGTTGACCCCACTCGACCATGCGAAGCCGATACTCGGCGTCGTCCACGCCTCTCAGCTTCTGGATCTCTTCGTAGTCGTTCTTCAGCGGGAAGCGCAGCTGGATCTCGTCGTAGACCTGCTTGGCTTGGCTGCCGAACTGCTCCAAGCCCCTGAGGAAGACCTGCTGCTGGCCCTCGAACTCGCGGCGCTCATTCGCCAGCCGCGTCGTCTTCTCTTGGTAGTCGCGGCCGCGCTGGTAGCCCGCGACCGCCTCGGAGATCGGGACCTGGAGGTCCTTGCCGTTGATGCGGACGGTGATGAGCTGCTCGCGCTCCTCCTCGCCCTCGGGCTCGGCGCGCTCCTCCTCGCGCTCCTCCTCGCCGCGCTCCGCCTCCTCGCCCTCCGCGCGCTCCTCCTCTTCGGGGAGTTCCTCCTCGTAGGTCTCGAGGTCGAGCTCGGGGTCAGCCTCTGCCTCGCGGGAGCGGACGCGGCGCTCCTCACCTCGGCCATCGGGCCGCTCACGGCGCTCCGCGGGCTCACCGTTCGCGCGCTCAAACTCCCAGCTGAGGACAGGGCCGCGCCGCGGGCGATCCAGACCCTGGGTGCTGAAGCGCCCGTCTCCGGGCTCGGTGATGGCGCGCGTCAGCGCATCGAGGTGCCGCCCCGAGAGTCCCTCACGCGGGTCGCCGTCAGGCCCTGCCACGGGTGCAGGGATACGCCCCCGAGGGCCCTGCGGTCAAGACCCTAGGGATTTCCCCTCGTCAGCCCCAGTTTCTGCGGTCAGGGCTGACACGTCAGAGGTCGCGACGCTCTAACGTCCTGAGCCGATCGCGCTCCTCCTCGGCCTTGCGCTTCGCCAGCTGGATCTTGGCCTCCTGTTCGCCCTTGCCCACCCAATCCTCGAGCCGCTTCCTCATGGCGTAGAGCGCCTTGACCTGCAGCCAGATCGCCTCCCGGGCCTGGGGATCGTTGTTCGGAGTCGAGAGCCAGACGTCGTAGAGCTCCGTCTCCACCTGATCCCATGTCTCTTGGTAGACGGGAAGCTCAAGGAGAAAGCGCGCATCCTGGGCCTTGCGGAGGATCTCCTCGGGAGAGAGCGCCGCGCTGCGGCGACGCTTACGGGCCACCGGCGGGGGCCGCGGGCTCCGGCATCTGGTCGGGCGGCAGCTGCGTCAGTGACGGCCCAGGCGGGGAAGGCGACGGACCCTCGCCGAAGAGCCCCGGCCCGAAGAACGGTGCCGGCGGCGGCTTGTGGCCGTGCTCCATGTGGAGCTTGCTCATCTCGACGTGGTGGTCGAGCAGCATCCGCTCGCGCTCGATCTGGAGCTTCGCCGCATCGACGAGGCCTTGGAGCTGGAGCTTCTTGTTGTTGTGGTCGACCTCGCCCTGCTTGGCCTGCGCCGTGATGAGATCGGGGCTCGGCCCCGGCGGCGGAGGCGGTTGCCCTTGCGGATCGTTGAAGAAGCCACCGTCGCCGGCGAAGCCCCGATTCGCCACGAAAGCCTTGAGCGCGCGGTAGACGTTGTCCGGTGTCACGAGGAGGCCCCCGAGCCCCGCCTGCTGGATCTGCGACTGGATCGCCAGGATCTGGTAGGCGTTGGCCGCCACCGCGTCGCGCGAGCCCATGCCGAGGCCTACCGCGATCTCCATGTCCATCATCGTGTCCCACTCGCGGGGATCGAAGCTCACCCACTTGCCGCGGAGCTTCACCATGCGCGCGCGTGACTGGTGCTCGCACACCAGCCGCAGCACGTTCTTGCACAGGCTCTTGAGTCCCGTCTCGGCGATGATCCGGGCGATCAGCTCGATCACGGCGTCGCCGGCGGCCATGAGTTGCGAGATCCCGGTCGAGGTTGACGTCTCTTCGGAGTTGAGGCCCTGGTTCTGGCGCGAGACGCCCGTCCTGCGCTCGCCCTCCACCGTCAGAAACTCGAGCAGCTGCATCTGGCCCACGCCGAAGGGCGGAGTCGCGAGCACGTCGACATCGCCGTCCATCTCCATGCGGATAACACCGCCGGGGATGGAGTTCATCACGTCGTCGATATTCACCGACTGCCCGGGCCGGCCCTCCTTCACCTTGTAGCGCCCGTTGTTCACGTTGTAGCAGTTATCGATGTACTGGCGCGTAATCGAGGTGCGGATTAGCTGCAAGTCCCGCGTGAGGTCATGCATCGAGAGCCCGAAGAGTTTGTGCGGGATCACGATCGGCGTCACGAAGGCGAAGGGATGCCCCGAGGCCGGGTCGTTCGAGAGCAGGATCTCGGCGGTGTTGCCCGCGCAGACGATGTGGCGCAGCTCGGCGATGCCGTCGCCGTCGCAGTCGAGCTTGATGTAGGCGTCGGTGATCCAGGTCGTCCTCGAAGCGCCTGGCCGCTCCACGGGCTGGTAGGGATAGGACTGGTCGAGCTCGAAGCGCGCCAGCCGCTCCTGCTGGAGCTCGCCCTCCTCCGCCGAGTAGGGGAGCTTGTCGATCAGCTCTTTCGGGTAGCCCATGTCGAGGAGTTGCGAGGCGCTCTTGCGCACCCGCTTGCCGACGAAGGGCGTGTCGTCGAGGGAGACCGTGTCGCGCGAGACCAGGAAGTGCTCGGGCGCGATGCAGCCGATCTCGACCCGCCAGCGGCTGCGCCTCACCACGACGTCGTGCAGCTGGACGCGCACGGGCTGCATGGTCAGCGGATCCTCGATCTGGCCGATGTGCGTCTCGTGCTGTAGCACTTCGACCTGCGCATCGTCGTCGCCCTGGAGCAGGTCGGCGAGCTCCTGGTCGTCGAGCCCGACATAGCTCTCGGGCTCGCTTTTCTTCTCGACCCAGATGGCCTCCCAGATCCCACCTTTCTCTACCAGGCAATCGAAGAAGCCTTCGTAGAGCACAAAGAAGCCGTTGTTGTCGGTGCGGAGGATGTAGTTGACGTAGTCCGTGGCCTGGTCGGCCTGCTCCTGCTTCGCCTGGATGCGCGGCAGGAAGCGCACGATCAGGTCCTCGGAGAGGAAGGTGCGCACGAGCTTCGGCAGCGCCCAGATCACTGACTGCAGGAAGTCCCGCATGACGATGGTGGAGCGGCCCTCCTTCTCGTTGCCGTAGGGAAGGCCATAGAACTCGCGCAAAGCCGCGCGCCGGTCGTTCGAGATCTTCGAGCCCAGCCAGCCCAGGGAGTCGCGGATCTCGTTGGCGAGCCGGGCCTTGATCTCGGT